ATCAAGGCGTCGCTCGGTGACAGCATACAGAAAGTCATGATGCTCGCGGCGCTACTGGCCCTCGCCGCGGCCGCGAGCGGCGCGTTGCTTCCGCGCACGGTCCGTCCGCAAGAGCCCTAGCAGTCCGCTTTTGATGCTGTGGACGGCTCCTCCACCGGCACACATCCATGGCACTCACGTGTGCTGTTGAAGCTCCCCAGGATTCGGAGGAGTCACGCAAGAGCCACGGAACCGGACATCGGCCCTGGCTCACCGCGTTATTGGCGCGGCGACCGACCAAAATCGCCGCTATCGCGCTTGCCAACAAGATCGCCAGAATGGCTTGGGCCATGATGGCCAGGGGCGTGAGCTGACAAAGTGATCGAATAAAGGTCGGCGGCGGCGTCGCTAATGGCACAAAACGGACCGCGCTTATGCGCCTGCGCCAGGAAGGAAACAGCGAATTTGCGTTTGCCCGTCGGTCCCCATGTACGGCCAGACAACGGCCGGCCCGAACTTATTCGGCTCACTCACCACCGCATTGTCAGGCACCACAATCCATTCGCCGTTGAGCCGCACGCGATAGTGGGTGTCTTGCGTATCCCAATCGACGTCGTCGACCCTAAAGCCGTCGGCGAAGGAGCAGCAGAGCCCGTTGCCGCTTGCGAGCCGGTCGAACCAGGATTTCAGCGGCGAATTGGCATACCGCCCATCTTCGCGCGCGAGCGCGAACGATCCTCCTGCCGCCGGTGGGTGGGCAAATTCTTGGAAGTCGAGCGCGCCGGCAGATGCCAACGACCCAACAAACAACATCGCTATGGGCAGGACCTTACGCAACATTAGAGCACCATACTTAAGGTGATTTCGGCATCGCTTTTGGTCGCGCAAGCGCAACAGCTCAGCGCCGCGAGAATGGCTCACATGCGGTCAGCGCCGCTCTTCGAACCTGACGCGCTGTCGGTCGCGTAACTCGACGCTATTTGGGGAAACATTCGCGTCGATCGGCCAAGAGCTTTGTCAAACTCACTTTTCAGCGGCGCTAAACACACCGTTTGTTGCGCAATCCATTCTCGGGTGATCGCAGGATCAATACCTCACACGCGAAAGCGGATCAGCGTTCCGGCGCTTGGCCGGGGAAAGGACCGCAAGATCATGTTTACTTCCTTCGTCCGCCGATATCGGGCCTGGAGGCGGTACGAGACGGTGCGGCGCGAACTCTCGCACCCTGACCGATCGTGAATTGGCCGACATCGGTATTACCCGCTCGGACATTGACCGGATCGCCTCCGGGTGAGCGCATTGCTAACCGGTGAGCAATGGCCGACTGCGGCGCGTTTAGCTGCGACAAGTTGACTCGGATCCGTGCCGAACGCGGGTGTACGAAATAACCCCCTGAAAAATCGGCCTTGGCCCGCACGGAAAAGTCTGGCTTTTTGACTCGCATCACTGCGTATGAAAATAAGACTATATTTTCATACGAATTCGGGTAGCTTCCCTCCATCGAATAGGGGGAAGTCATGAAGCGTGCCGTCCTCTATCTCCGGGTTTCGACCCTCGATCAGACCACGGCCAATCAGGAACGTGAGCTACGCCAAGTTGCCGAGCGAGCCGGTTGGCAAGTCGCGCACGTGTACAAGGACCACGGCATCTCGGGCGCGAAGGGCAAAGACAAGCGGCCGCAGTTCGATGCCCTGCACAAGGTTATCGCCCGCCGCGAGTTCGACGTTGTGATGGCTTGGTCAGTGGATCGTCTCGGCCGAAGCCTTCAAGACCTGGTCGGCTTCCTGTCGGAAATCCACGCCGCCGGGGTCGACCTTTTTCTGCATCAGCAGGGGATCGACACAACGACACCGGGCGGCAAGGCCATGTTCCAGATGCTTGGTGTCTTCGCCGAGTTCGAGCGCTCGATCATTCAAGAGCGGGTGCGCGCCGGACTCAGGCGGGCAAAAGCAGAGGGTAAGCGGCTCGGACGGCCGCGAATAACGCCGGAGCTGGAAGCGCGAATTTTGGCCGCTCTAAAGGTGCCTGGGCGTACTGAGGGCGTGCGCAAGGTAGCGAAGCGCTTTGGTGTTGATCCGGGTACGGTGCAGCGGATCAGCCGCCCTTTGGAGGGCGTAAGCGCCGCCTTGTGAAGCGTCAATGAGCGCCGAGGGGCTCAAGAATTTCCGTGAAATCGAGCCGGAACTGCTTCTCACTAAATAACCGAGGCCTCAGCAACCCAAATCAGGGTTTGCCTTCTTCGCGCCGGTAGACAGAAGTTGCCGCCGTAGGCGAGGCAAGGCAGGGCGCGGCATGGCAAGGAAAAAGTCGCAAGGCTTCAAGCCGCCCGGAACACTCGGCGGCTTGTTTCTGTGTTAGTCAGCGAGCGCTCACGTGCTAAGTGCTTGTCTTGACTCATGTCGTCGGCCGCGTCCGCCCGCGTCAGGAATCATCCGGCAATCCGCAAACGAAGAGAGGCCACCTTTCCGCATAAAGCAATGAAGAGGTTTCTAGCCGCGAAGTGGGCTTTACGGTGTGCAGTGGCGCGCCGCGGAGGCGAGTGACCAAGCCCCCGTCGGCCGCGCCGAAGAATTGGAACGGCGTTGTTGACCCTGCTCACAACGTCAAAACGTCGTCGCCGAACTGCTCATGTAACTCGCAGTAGTCGTCACGCCTGAGTTCGGGATCCCGCTTCGGCTGGCGACGCGCCGTCATCCTGTCGAGCAATTGCCCGATCAGGCCGAGCGCGTCCACCTGATCGTCATGCTTGCCGGCCGGAAAGCTAAGCAATTCCGCTCGGAAAGCGGGATACCACGGTGCATGGACCGGAACATATAGCCCTTCAAGCGCCATGCGGCCGCGGATCGATTGGGCGCGCACCGCCTTGTCGCCGCGGGTCGGGAACGGCTCGCGGTTGACATAAGCTTTGCGTTCGTGCTGTCGGCGCGACAGAAACGGCCCGATGCTCGCTTTGATCTGGCCTTGCTCTTCGGCCCAATCGAGCGGTCTCCAGCGCAGCACAAGATCGCAGAACGCCTCAATCCACTTTTCCGACGATGTCTACTCGCGCCAGAGATCGAGCACATAGAGCCGGCTTTCCGGGTCCATGCCGACAATGACATGCACCGTATAATCGCCGCCGTCGTCGGTCACCGCATAATCGGAGGCGCCGTAGGTCGTCAGTGTCTCGCGCGCCGGCAGCTTATCGTAGGATTTGAGCCAATCGGCCTTGAAATAATCGCCGGTGTCCGGCGTCGGCCTTTGCTGATAAAGCGCCGACCAGAAACGCGGCTGCGTGTTGAGGCGAATCCGTTCAAGCGCGGCGATCGGATAGGCATCCGGCCAAAGAGCCATCCCGTGATCATCGATTGCCGGCAGCTCGACCACTTCCCAGCGGTCGCCGCCGCCTGCCTGTTGGGAGAGGAGACGACCCGCTAGGTCGTCCTCATGCATGCGATGGCTAAGCACCACAATGGCTCGGCCCGGCATGAGCCGGTTGTAGGCTGTTCCGGTATACCAATCCCACACTTTCTTGCGCGTCGCTTCTGAAAGGGCTTCCTCCATCGAGGCGAAGGGATCGTCGATTAGCATCACGTGGGCGCCGCGCCCAAGCACGGCGCCGCCGATGCCGACCGAGTAATAAACGCCGCCCACAGACGTGTGCCATTTGCCCTTTGCGTGACTGTCGGCAGCAAGCCCGGTCTCGAACAACGATCCGTACTCCGCGCCGCTGATCAGGTTGCGAACGTCACGACCAAAATCGGCAGCAAGGTCCGCTGTGGCGGAAATCGACAGGAAATGACGGTCGGGGTGGTGGCCCAGGTAGAAGGCCGGGAAACGCCGCGACGCGAGCTCAGACTTTCCATGGCGCGGGGGCACAAGGAGCATGAGGCGATCAACACCACCCGTCAGCAGCCGCTCAAGCTCCTCGGCAATCAATCGATGGTGGCGGACGGCACGATAGCGGGGAAATGTGTATTCCGTAAAGGCGATGAGGCTGCGCTGCGCATCATGTCGACGCAACAATTCGGCAGCCGCCCGGCGCGGCGTCATCGCCGAAGTCGACCATCGCCTAGGATCCGCCGTCTTCGGCCCGACCCGTTCGAAAGCGCGGTGGTGACGGCTGAGAGCGTCATTGACGAACTCGAGGAGGCGCGCGCCCTAGCACGAAGCCTCGGACAGGCGGGCGCTATGGTCGCGGCTTCACATCGCAAAGCCATGATCGCAGGGCTAATCACAAAGCC